TCTGCCTAACGGTTTCACTATCTACGCAATCCACGTCTTCTCCGCCTCCTTTGACCCCCAACATTTGAAGGGTTCACGGGCACACCTTCCCCCCTTTGCTCGATAGCATCAGGGATTGCCGAAGTTTGGGCTTCGACAACAGGTTGTCCGTGGCCTTCTGCGCGCGAACGACTAACAAGTTCAGGAACTCTCTGAACGCCTGCAGATCTCGCTGGACGTTCGTGTCGTTGGTGGCTGCCCATGTTAGAGCCACCTTCATGTCCGTCACCACGGACTGAATACGTTCCGGCAACTCTTCGATTAGCTCGTACGCGGTGCACATGTTGGTCACGCTCTAAGATACGTAAGTCCACCTGGCCCTCACTGGGATTGCCCTCTCTGTCGATGGTATTCACATAGGGCACTTCCAGTTCACGACGATCTAATGTCGGGACCACCCAAGGATCTCTAATGCTGGCACACGCGCTCGCAAGAGTGCGCACATCCTCGACAGGCAAACCGAGGCGGGCAGCAATGCAATCACGCATCATGTCAACGTCATCTGGATCTTGGGGCCAAGCACCTCCGATAGTCAGCCAGTATGGCACCTCGCGATTTCGATCCTTCCTAGTTGCCCTCTTCGCAGAACACTGGGGCAAGTAATGCCGCACTAGTGCATCCGCGTATTCAGATGTTACTGGCGTAAATCTATCCGTTATAAGATAACCTTCCAACCTATCCACAGCCGCATCAGCTATGGGTACAGTTGGATCACGCATCGTAAGATGCAATTTACGCCAGGTTCTAAGAGGGTCTTGGAAGGATGTCAGGCTACTCCACGGATCGGGGAAAACCCTGGCAAGGAAAGTAACGCCAGTTTCTGGCTTACATTTTTCCACCTTCAAGGTTAACCCTAAGTCAGTGGCAGCCTTCACCCACGCGTTCTTAAAGGCACCATCAAACAAACTATCGTCTCCAAAGGCCAAACCGATGTGTTGGTACGCCGCTGCTTTTGGCAGGTCGGGGAGGGAGCGCCGTATAGCACAGTACATGACAAATGCATTAACAACCGTGTTCATGTCACAAGTGGTTGGTGAACCACTCTTGACACCAACTCCGGCATCATACCTGAAGCCGAACCGCTTTGCACGGGCCGGGCAGGAAACCATCATGTCTGTGTAACCGGTTAGCTCACCCCTCCAACGGGGATGGAAATAGCGGTGGTACACAGCATTCATTACGCGGCGTTGCAACCACAGTGACACACTCCCATCCAGGTTACTGTAGTCGCCTTCAGCGGGCACGAAAACAGAGCCCACATACTCCTGAACCTTGGCGGCGATGTCGGGGGGTCTCATCCCCGGGCAAAACCAATGGCGGTTGTGCTCACCATGGAGAACGTCATCCCGAAACTTCAAAGTATAAGTTGAGAACTTCAACAAAAACCTTGCATCGGGGAAAGATGATATTATCCTACCATTCTTCATGGTGGGTTCATTCTTGACGAACGATTCAATCAACTGCCGGTGTTGCATATCAACCGTTTCCCAAATGTTTGCTACAGCCAACACCTGGGAAGGTTTGGACAACATTTCCGCCGCAAATTCAAGGGTTAGAGGGTGACCTTTTCCCTGTATTGGCACCACCAGTCTGACGAACTCCTCGGCCAAGGATTCATAGCGGCGGGGTGGCTCCACGGTATTCTTTACAAAGGTTACACGCCTTTCCAAAGAATCCGACAAACACTCCCACCGCTTGATCATAGGCATCAAGTTTTCATCCGTCACCACGGGCGCCGCGTAAGAACGCGCTGAACACTCTTCGATTTCGGCCTCAAAGGACGCTGGCCAATGGACTTGCACTGTTACTGGTCTTGCCAGGCGAGCTATCTCGCCGGTCGACCGTAGTGCTCCGCGAAAGTACTGGCCCAGTAAAGCTAGATCTTTAGCTAAGCTGTAACCCATGCCTAAGGCACGACTAGTGACTGATTGGGCAGATTGTAGGCCCATCAACACGTCAAAATTGTCTTTCCGCATATCCATGCAGGCGTCCTCACCTTGACGGCCAAAG